TTGGGCAAGCCTGTTGTGTTTATGGATGACATGGCCGCCGTTGCAGCCAACTCGCTGTCAGTAGCGTATGGTGACTTCCGTCAAGGCTACACCATCGTTGACCGCTTGGGCTTGCGCATCGTGCGTGACAACATCACTCAACCTGGCTTCGTGAAGTTCCAAGTGTTCCGCCGTGTCGGTGGCGCTGTGACTTCTTTCGACAGCTTCAAAATCCTGAAAACCAAAGCGTAATAGGGGGCTACTATGTCTACCAATCTCGATGTATCAAATGGCTTGACCGCTGTAGCTGCTGGTTACGGCGCGATCAACTCAAACACCACCACTAACCACACTTCAGTGGACACTAGCACCATGCTTGGCGTGATGTTTGTCTATCGCGTGTTGGTTCGCACTGACGGCACCTACGCTGTCAAGTTGCAGCACAGCCCAGACAACAGCACATGGGCCGACGTTGCCGCTGACCAGTACGTTGCCACTGGCGGCACATTCTCTACGACTGCCGTAGGTGTGAGCCAACTTGGCTGCACTGGTGTAGATCGTTATGTGCGCGTTGTTACCACTTCTACTTCCGTCACCACTGGCGCGACTGTTGAAGTGACTGCGATTGGCTGCGATCAACTCGCATCTTAATAGCACACTAGGATTTTTTGCCCAAGGATGGGCATTCATTTTCGGGGATTCTATGAGCTGGCAAGACGCAACAGGCGAAAGCTATACAGAGGTTGTCGATTGCCCTTCAGGGTCTGCCATAAGCCTGTCAGACGCTAAAGCGTGGATGAAGGTGACGAATAGCGCCGATGATGCGCTGATTCAAATGCTGATAAACGCGGTAGAAGAATATGCGGCCAGTGTGACCAAGCGCACACTGCAAGAAACCGAGTTCAAAACGTACCGTGATGTATTTGGCGATGTGTCGGATGCGTCGGCGTTTGCCGGCTTTCCGGCGTGGACTGTCTACCAGTATCAAAGCTCAGCGCCAGTGACATTGCGCAAAAGCCCGCTAGTATCTGTTGATCTGGTGCGGTATTACAGCTCTGGCGTATTGGCCACACTAAATAGCTCGGCTTATTACGTCGTGAAGAAAGGCGACTATTCCCGCATTGCGCCAGACTACGGCACATTCTGGCCGGTCGCTGACCAGCGTATGCAAGCAGTGGAGATAACTTTCACGGCTGGCTATAGCGTGCTGCCGCATGATTTGAAGGTAGCCATGCTGGATCATATCTTGAGCATGTATGAAAACCGTGGCGATTGTGGCTGTGCTGAGGCTACGCCCAAGAATGCTATGGCCATCTATCGCAAGTACCGCATTGTGGACTTCGTGGCATGAGTTGCAGCAAGCGCCGCATCGTCAACAAGACCTATTGCGCAGGCGATTTGCGCCACCTTGGCACTATCCAGAATCGCGCGATTAAGGCCGTTGATGATAGCGTTGACTATGAAATGGTTTTCTCTGGCGCAGTACCGGATAACGAGGAGCGTGACCAAGTGTGGCTTGGGATCAAGACTGTGCGCGGCGTGACGGTATTCGACCAAACGAACGTAGAGCGCGTGGTATCTCACGAAATCATCATGCGCTACCGTGATGATGTGACGGCGCAGAATTGGCTGCTAGTCGATGGCGCGCGCTATGACATCCTGCAAGTAGAGAATGTCAACGAGCGTAGTCAGTGGCTTGTGCTGCAATGCAACAAGCGGGGGACGGATAGCAACTCCGTCAATGCCGCATGATTAGCTTCGAGAAAGGCCACGACTTCCATCGCTTTGAGATTGCCATTACTTCGCTGTCTAGCAACACACAGCGCGGGATTCGCAACGGATGGCGCAAGATTGGTCAGGAGCTGAAAGAGGAGCTGATTGCGGAAACCAGAAAGCCGAAGACTGGCAAGCTGTACCGCATCAAAGGCAAAAGCCATCGCGCTTCGGCGCCAGGGGAAACGGCAGCGCGCATCACTGGCCGATATGGCCGCAGCGCGTCGTATATTCCACGACAAGATGAATTAGAGTTCGGCGTATCGTCGCCTTATGGTGGCTATTTGGAATACGGCACAAAGCACATGGAGCCTAGACCTGGCTTGCAGAATGCCATCAAGGCCAAGCAAAACACCATGCCGCAGACGATGGAAGCTGAAATTATGCGGGTATTGCTATGACGCTTGCCGAGATTGTATTGAAGCTGCGCCATGGCTTGTCACAGTGGTCTACGCTATTCGGCACTCAGCTATCCGTCAGTGCGGCGGCAATCTCTGGCAGCAATATCAACCTGACCACTACAGTGCCGCATGGATTGGTGGCCAATGACATCGTATATCTGTCGTGGTTTTATGAGCGCATCACCGGCACCATTAGCGGCACTGGCCCGACGTATACCGTGGTGACGGATGCTAATCATGACTTGACGCGGAATGAGGCTGAGAGGCGCGAGGTCAAGATTTACATTAAGACGCAAAACTTCACGACGCCAACGGAAGTCACGCTGATCGGTGTTGCCAATCGCCGCACGTTTACCTTTTCCAGCGCCGCATCGCCTTTTAGCAATGACACTGACTGCGAGCTGATACAGTTTCACTATGGCGCAGCTAACTCGCCGTCTACCGTGGCCAGTGCGCCCACGGCTACGACTTTGGTAGTGACGCCAACGGGCAGCATTGGCGGATTGCCTACTGACCTAACTGGCCGCATCACATCGTCAAAAGTCACCAAGGCCATGCGTGTATCGGCGGCTGTGGATTATCAGACAGCATCCGAGAGCTACACAAAGCAGGGCAACGATGAGCTGTGGGCGTTTGTGGTGATGGATAACTTCACTGCCAACCGTAGCAAGACTAATACAACGGACTCGCAATATATGTCTGGCCGTCAGCAAGATTTCTCGCAGATGGTCATAGGTAACTTCAGCATTTATATTTTTGTGCCGAACAAAGGCGACGTATTAGCCAAGACAAACGGGAGGTCTGGCCGTGATATTATCGAAACAATCAGGCAGCCGCTTTTCAAGGCGATTCTTAATACAAGCCTGTCGTCTGGCCTTGCTTGTCCAACTCAAAACGTTGTCACTTATGCGGGCGATGGCTACCACGATTACGCTGGCCCCTATTACGTTCACCGGTTTCAATTCCAGCAAGTTTTCGAGATTGATGTTGCAGACACTTCATCCCCATATCAGGGCGGCGACCGAGCATTCCGTGACATTGACCTGTCTCTGGTCAATACGTTTGATATTGGAAGCCTTGGCAATCCTGATGCTGCTTATGGCGTGTCTATTGATCTCGATGATGACCCATTGCCTTAAGTGGGGTAAGTGTGTAATTTCCGGCAAAAGCTGAGGGTGTGGCTATGAAAATTCGGATTCTGAAAGCGTTTGCCGGCTACCGCGTAGGCGTTGAATTGACAATTGAGGATGATGGCAATGGTGTGCCACTTGACAAGTTTTGGCGTCGTCGTGTTGCGGATTCTCGCGCTGATGCATGCCTAGAAGTATTGGTTGAAGAAAAGCCAAAGAAGAAAGCAAAGGACAAGGCCGAAGCGGAAGCGCCAGAGGCTAACCCCGTATCCGTTGAAAATGTGGAGGCTGAATAATGGCTACTGTAATCAAGCGTCCGGCGGTTGACAGTCAGATCGTGTCTGCCAATACAACAATCGACAACACAGCGCAGCGCATTTTGCTGGTGGGCCAGAAGGTCACCGCCGGCAGCGCGACCGCCGGAACGCTTGTTACTGACATTCAGGATGACAACTCATGGGATACACTATTCGGCGCCAATTCCATGCTTGCATCGATGGCTCGCAATGTCCGCCGATACAACAAAAGCACTCGCATGGATGCTATTTGCTTGGCTGATAACGCTTCTGGCGTTGCTGCTACTGGCGCCATCGCATTCACTGGCCCTGCTACGTCATCCGGCACGCTGACGGTTGTGGTGGGCAGCTACGTTGACAACCGCTATGAAGTCACTGTAAACGCTACCGATACCGCTACGATTGTGGCGGCGGCAGTGGCTACTGCGGTGAATGCTGACCCGAAAGCCCCTGTTACTGCTAACGCGGTGACTGGCACTGTGACCTTCACGGCTGACAATGACGGCACCCCAGGCAATAGCATCCCCATCTATGCCACTGGCGTCATCACAGGCTTGGGCTACACCATCACCGGCATGGCTTCAGGTGCTACCGATTCCAGCTTCACCGGCATCTTTGACCTGATTTCCAACATGCGCTATCAGACGATTGTTTGGCCTTATCAGTCGGCCATCTCAACGATTGCTGATGAGCTAAATACTCGCTGGTCTGCTCCTTTTGAGGTGATGGATGGCGTGGCCATTGTTGGCGCGGTAGAGTCTTATGCCAACGTGTCGGCGCTTGGCTCTGCGCAAAACTCTCAGAGCGTGGCCATCGTGGCGCAGGAAAAAACCACGGCGAGCACTCGCTTAGTTGGTTCTTGCATGCGTGAGATTCCATACAATCATGCAGCCATGATTGCCGGCATTCGCGCATTGCGCTTGACTGACGGCGCAAGCATTAGCCGCTTCATTATCTCGCGTGATGGTTCGCTTGACCGCTGGGGCGGCATGGCTTTGGCTTCACTGCCATACTTCAATACGCCAGTGCCTGCGCTTGAGCCGATGAATGTGGCTGACGGCTTCACCAACACTGAAGCGGCCAACCTCGAAGCTGTCGGCGTGAGTGTGATTGGCAACAATTCCACTGGCACCGACGTCATCCTTGGCTCAATGGTCACGACGTATAAGACTGACGTTGCCGGCAATCCTGATACGTCATTCAAGTATCTCAACTATGTGGATACTGCTAGCGCGATTCGGGAATATAACTACAACAACCTGCGCGCGCGTTTTGGCCAGTCTCGTTTGACTGAAGGTGCATTGATTCCAGGCCGCGCAATGGCCAATGGCCCCTTGATTGAGAGCTATGCCATGGGCCTTTACAAAGACTTGGCCGATCTGGCGCTTGTACAGGCCGGCGAAGATGCCGAGCAGTATGTGAAGGACAACATGACTATCACGCTTGATCTGGAAGATGGCAGCGTGCTGCTCACTCAGATTGTCCCAATCGTTACGCAACTGCGCACGATTTATCAAACCATTCAAGTCGGCTTCACTACTGAGGGCTAAAACATGGCTGTGCAAATTTCTGATGCTGGCGTTGTGGTAAACAATGTAGGCGTGAATATCGTACCTAACAGCCTGTCGTTTGATGAAGGCTTTGGCGAGCAAAGCGTATTGGTGCAGTCTGCCGGCAATGGCAAGCTGTCTACTGTGTACAGCAATGACGTTGAGACCAGTGTAGGCATGGTGAAGTTTTCACTACGCGCAACGGTTGACAATATAGCGATGGCCCGCAAGTGGAAAAGCAACGGCAACCGTAACGCGGTGGCTGTGATTGCACAGACGGCGGATGGTAGCCTGACTCGCAACTTTTCAGGCATGTCGCTCGTGAGCAATTATGAAGTACAATTAAGCGCCGATGGCGTCCTTGATTTGGAGTTCAGAGGCAACCGACCCACTCTCTAACAGGTGACTTGTGAAACTTCCAGATAGCTTTGATTTTGCACTGACCAAGGCAATCAAATATCAAGCTAACGGGGAGCATAAGGAAGGGCAATTGCTAGTCCTGACTGCTCCCAACAACAAGCAACACGCGCTAAGAATAAAAATAAAACAGGCATACAGCCGCGCGATTACTAGCTTGCACCAATCTGGTTTTTTCGCCAATGCGGAAAAGGCGGATCCGAAAGAGAAAGAGTCAGAGGAAATCACAGGCGATGCCGTTTCGGCCGTCCTGTATGCTTCTGAGATTGATATGGTTCAACTGCACGACGATTTCAAACGTCTTATTTGTGCGGGCGTTTGCAAGGTTGAAGATGTGGAGCCAATGACGGCTT